TTGATTATGTCAAGAAAAGATTATGCTCCACGCATACGATTAACAGAAAGCGAATATAACTTAATCAAAACCACTAGAGAAAAAAACGAAACACGTGTACTTTGCATTGGAGATTTACACGAACCTTTTTGCCTTGATGGTTACTTAGAATTTTGCCAAGAAATTTACAATAAATACAACTGTAACAAAGTAGTTTTTATAGGAGATGTCATAGATAACCACTATTCAAGTTATCATGAAACAGATGCAGATGGTTTAGGTGGCGGTCAAGAGTTAGATATGGCAATTGAGAAACTTGCTAAATGGTACAAAGCGTTTCCTGTTGCAGACGTTACAATCGGAAATCATGACCGTTTAATCATGCGTAAAGCACAAACAAGCGCAGTACCTAAGAAGTGGATTAAATCATATAAAGAGGTATTAGAAGTGCCTAATTGGAACTTTACGGAGCGTGTAGTAATTGATGGAGTTCAATACATTCATGGAGAAGCTGGAACGGCAAAGGCTAAATGTAGAGCGGATATGATGTCAACTGTTCAAGGACACTTACACACTCAAGCCTATACTGAATGGTTCGTAGGCGCAAACTTTAAAATCTTTGGCGCACAAGTTGGTTGTGGTATTGATAATGATGCTTACGCTATGGCTTATGCTAAGGCAGGAAAGAAGCCCGTTATTGGTTGCGCAGTAATAACAAACGGAAAAAATTGCATTAACGAGTTGATGGAGTTATAAATTATAGTATATTTGCACAAAGCACCGCTTTTTTCATAGTTCAAATTTTGTTTGTTTAGGTTAAGCCCTCACTTCGGTGGGGGTTTTTTAGTTTATGTATCAATATATCTTTACATTTTATTCAATTTGTATCAAATACTCTTTACATTTTACCCACTTTTTGTAAAAACTATTTTCTGTTATGTATTCTCTACGTAGTTATACTTAGTTTCTTCTACGTATTTCTACGTAATTTTACCCTTATTTACATTTTTATTAACTTTTTTGTTGATAAGTAGAATAATTGTAGTATGTTTGTAAGGTCAATAAGGCAAAACAAAAAAACAAAATTATGAAAGCAACAACTTATACTTACAAAACATCAAAAGGAACAAATGTAGAAACATTCACATCTACAGGATATGTAACATTAACGCAAGATGGCTTATTTAAATATGAGCATCACTTCGGAAGTCATATGATTTCATTACAAGAACAAATGTTAGTTAAAGAATTAGTTAGTAGAGGTATTGAATACACTAAAGAATCAATTTAATAACATCGTTGGGCGATAACGTAAAGCGCATTTAACCAACAAAAATTAAAAGCTATGAAAAAGAGAGCAATAGAACTACAAGAAAAGGCTAACCAACTTTTGCAAATGGCACAAGACATGGATAAGCGAATCGAAAGAATTAAATCAGATATTAAAACGTTTCATGGTTACGAAAGCTATTGTGAAAGACGCAAGCAACAACTGGACACAAGTGAGCGTGGAAGCAGAAGAATATGGAACGCTTACTTACAAGTATTAACACAAATTAAATTAGAGTTATGAGACTACATTCAAGATTAACACACGCATTTATAGAAATAAAAGTAGATGAGATAGAAACTACAATATTTTCTATTGAAGAAATTGATGATACAATTTACAATCTACAAGACGTTATAGACGATTTATTAAAGCTAAGAGAAAGAAAAGATGAAAATAATTGAACTACACGAAGACTACGCTAAAGTAGAAGTAAACGGAAAGCAGTACGATTTAGCACTATTTCAACATAGCAAAGAGTTAATAGTAAGCCTAGACTTTTTAGAAGCGTTTAGTAACTTCGAAGAAATGAATGCTTGCGATGAATGTGAGCAAGGATATTTAGACGATGGCGAAGGAGACGAAAGCCACTTTGTAAGATGCGATTGCCAACCTAAGATTATCTTATGAGTTATGAAGAAGCAAAAAACAGGTATTTAATACGTAAGTATCTGTTTATGATTGAGCAACTAGCAAAGAATCCGACTAAGTACTCAGATGAAAAAATTGAAATACTAACAAACAGAATAAAAAAACTAGATGAAAGCACTAAACAAATGGCTAAATAAAGACGTAAAGCCACAAACAAAAGAGAACGTTTACATACCAGCTTTAAGCGTAAACGATGCAGATAGAAAGCGTTTCTTTACTACGTACAATGTAGAGTTGATGCAGTCAATTAGAGAAGTTAAATTAAAAAATAGTTAAGATGAAAGTGAGAATTAAAAATCTAGGATTATATTGTCTTGATACAAAAGTAGGTGATATTGTAGAAGCAAGAGATTATGATGGTTTTGGTTTTGAGTGCCTTTGTAGTTACTCAGGTAAAAAAGGTTGGTTGTTTTTTTGCTATGACCAAGTAGAAGTAATTAAAAAAGACCAAATAGTAGAAAGCATTATAAACCAATTTAAGCAACGTAGCGAGGTTGGAATAGCTAAATACGGAACAACATTAGAGCGTAAAGATTTAACTACTTTAGAATGGATTGAACACGCTAAACAAGAAGCAATGGATTTTATCCTTTATTTAGAACGATTAAAACAAGAATTGAAATGACACCAGCGCACAAACTAATTATTTCAACGGCATTACTTCCTGTATTAGCTGACTTTTTAGAAGATGTACCTATGAATAGACTAGCGAAGATGAGAAGAGAAAACGTAGTTAATTCAATCCGAGCATTTGACAGAATGTATACGAACACCGAAAAAACGGAAGACTACACCGAAGCAATGGAGCAACAAAACAACATTCAACTAGCATTTAGAAATTGGCTAGACGAAGCATTTAAAGACTTAGAGTTATGACAATAGAAGAAATCATTGAAGAGTACGGTTTAAAATCTAAATGCCGTAAACGTGAACTAGTCTATACTAGAAATATTCTTTACAAGCATCTACGTAATAAAGGAATGAGTTTACAAGCAATAGGAAAGAAGTTTAACAGAGACCATGCTACGGTATTATTTGGGCTGAATCAGTACGAAAGACTTTGTGGTTACGAAGACTTTGAAACGCTAAAAGAAAACGTATGTAACAAGCTAGAATTAAATCAAAAGCTAAAGCCTAAAGCACAAGTAAGCTACTTAGAGCAAAAAGTTTTAGACTGTAATAACTTGAAACAGTTGTTAGAACTAAAAGACGAAATACGTAAAACACTAGAAGAGCGTGAGGAAGAAAATATTTTTACCACGTTTGAAATTTAATAAACAAAATTGTTTATATTTGTAGAAACAAAATTTAAGAATTATGAAAAAAGAATCATTTGAAGACCTAATTCCAAAGCCAAATACGTTATGGTTTAAACTATGGAAAGCAAAACAAGAAATTGGTAAAGTATCTAAAGGTAAAGATAATCCATTTTTTAAGTCAAAATACGCTGATTTAAACGCACTTTTAGAAGCTACTGAACCAATCCTACTAAAATACGATTTAATTGTCTTACAGCCGATAATTGAAGGTTGTGTATGTACTAGAATAATTGATATTGAAAGCGGAGAGTATGTAGAAAGTAGTTTATTACTTCCAGTAGTTAATGACCCTCAAAAGCAAATTGCGGGCGTTACTTACTTTCGTAGAGCTACATTGCAAAGTTTGTTAAGCCTTCAAGCAATTGATGACGATGGTAATGAAATTGCAAAGACTGTTAAAAACACGAAGCCTACTATCTCAACTGACCGATTTGAAAAAGCACTACAAGCAATCCAAGAAGGCAAAGCTAAGATAAGCGACTTAGATAAATTCGAGTTAAGCGAGGTTCAACAATCAGCGTTAAAGTTGTTATGAAAGATAAGGTAATACTATTCGATGCTGATAGCTTAATTTACCAAGCCGTTTATAAAGTAATATCGTTTGGAGAAATCCGAGCGATGTTACTAAACGGAGAAAGTAAGTTTGCAATAGAACTTGAAATTCTACAACGTGGATATGACAGATTCGAAAAGATAGCGTTTGACATCTTTAACGAAATTGAAACACAGTATAACATTACCGAGATTAAATACTTCTTTACAACGTGCCGTAATAACTTTAGAAAGCAAATAGATACCGAATACAAAGCAAACAGAAAAGGAAAGTCGAATAAGTGGGTGAATAAGTTAAGACACTATTTGATTGACTATTTAGAAGGAAGTTATGCAAGTGATGAATACGAAGCAGACGATCTAATTTATTTTAACTCGCAGTTGTTAGAAGTTGACGATTATATCATTTGTTCTATTGACAAAGACTTACGACAAATTCCAGGACTTCATTACGATTACTATCAGCTTAAAAAACAAGACGAAGAAGGCAACGAGTATAAAGTAAGAAAAGGATTTCAATATGTTACCAAAGAGTCAGCAGAAAATCTTATCTTTGAAATGATGTTAACAGGCGATGTAAGCGACAATATTAAAGGTATCTATGGAATAGGTAAGAAGAAAGCAGAAAAGCTATTACAAGGCAAAAGCACTTACGGTAAATTAAGAGTATTATGCAACGAGTATAAAAAAGAATCTTCTGAATGGAAGCACAGAATCAAAACAAATGCTTCATTATTAATCTTTAAATAAACAAAAAAAATGAGTACACTAATTTCAGGTTCAATCGACCTAACAAAAATCGACAAAAGCAAGTTGAAAGACGGCAAGTATCTTAACGTTCAAATCTCAGTAAACGATGCGACTGATAACTACGGAAATAACGTTGCAATTACTTTGAATCAAACTAAAGAAGAGCGTGAAGCAAAGGAGAAAAAGACGTATCTAGGAAATGCTAAAGTAGTATGGACTGATGGCGTTATCAAGACTGCTGAAAAAGTAGAAGCGCAAACTGCAAAAACTGAACAAGATTTACCATTTTAAATTAACGAGGGCGTAAAAACCCTCTTTTTACTCTTAACTATGGAATGCTACAAGCTAATACTAGAAAAAAACGGAACTCTACTTAATTACGTATTCTCAGCAAAAGACGAAACGCAAAAGACTGAAAAGCTGAAAGCATGGAAAGCTGAAAATATTACACCGTACGATAAGGTTAAACTGCTATTCTTGGGAACGATTGAAAGCCAAGAAGCATTAATTTATAAAAACATTTTGCAGATTAAAAAAGATTAGTTATATTTGTGAACGGTTCGGGCAGGAACTTAGAAGAAATTTAGTTTAAACCCTTGTTTGATAGGACTGCCCTCCTTGATAACAGGGGTTTTTTATTGCTCAAAAATAATAAATATGAAAGCAAAATTTTATTACGTGAAGGATTTATACCTTTACATTAACTTAGAACAACTTACTTCTTTTCAAAGAAAGCAAGCAGTGTTAAATCCTTCAATTCCTTACAAGTGCGTTTTAGTAGTTGGTAAAAGCATTTATTGGTGCGATGAAATAAATTTCTTTAACCTTAAAGAATTGATATAATGGCAAGACCAGAAAGAAGAAATGTAGACTATTTCCCACATTACCTAAGTGAAGGAAAGAAAATGTATTTAATAGAACATAAATACGGAAATGATGGGTACGCAGTATGGTTTAAATTACTTGAAACTTTAGCGTCAACAGATGACCATTGGTTAAATCTAAACGATGAAACAAATGTTATGTTTATGAGTGCTAAATGTAGAGTATCAGAAGAGGTGCTTTTTAACATTTTAGATGACCTTAGTAAGCTAGAAGAAATTAACAGTTTGCTATGGAAAGATAAGGTTGTTTGGAGTGATAAATTTGTAGAAAGTATACAAGATGCGTACTCACGTAGAAATAATAAATGTATGCATTTAGATAGTTTATGTAAACATTTATTGAGTTTAGGTATACATAAACCTAGTAATTGTATACATAAGGGGAGCAAAAAACCACAAAGTAAAGTAAAGGAAATAAAAGTAGATGAAAGTATAGAAGAAAAGCAACTTCAATTCGCTGAAACTTTAAAGCCTTTTGTTGATAAATACGGTAGAGATTTTATTAAAGAATTTTATCTATATTGGTCAGAGCCAACCCAAGACAATAAACAACTTAAATACCAACTAGAAAAAACTTGGGGGTTGAGTAGAAGATTGTCAACATGGGCTAAAAATTCAAAGACATTTGGAACTACACAACCAAAAGAAGAACAATCTAAATTCAAAGCAGCATGGCAATAAAAGGATTTAAAATAACAGAACCAAGTGATGTACTTAAACAACTAAAAAACTACCGAGATAACTATCATGAAAGAGGTGCTTATTTAGGATTCGACAAAGTAGATGCTTACTATTCTATGCAGTTGGGAGGTTGTACTGATTGGACTGGGTTTCCTATGAGTGGAAAAACACAGGTTCTTATGGAGTTGCTTATGAATACTTCTATTTTCTACGGTTGGAAGCATTTGATTTACTTCCCAGACGTTGGTAATAATGTTGAGATTATAGCAGACTTTATACATAAGAAAACAAGCAAGTCATTCGACCCTAAAAAACCAAACACAATTACAGATTCTGACATTGAAAGAGAGATTGAATGGGTAACTAATCATTTCAAGGTGCTTACTAAAGTAGACGTAAAGGCAAAGTTAACACCGATGGATTTTTGGGATATGGCAGCAGAGATTAAAAAAACGGATGGATTACATACGGCAAGTATTGACAGTTGGAAAGATATGAGCCACCCTTACGACCAATACGGTGGTTATGCAACTTACCTTGAGTTTTGTTTACCGTATAGAAATCACATTGCAGAAGAAAATAATTTACATTTGCATACGATTATACACCCCAAACTAACTGAAAAGGTAAATGGAGTTAGAACACCACCAAGTCCTTACGATTTAAAAGGTGGTAGTGAATGGTTTAATAGTGGGAAATCAATGATTACAATTCATAGACCAGATGTAACGCATAATTTAGTTGAGATACATTTCAATAAGATTAAGCCACGTTCAATAGGTCAGATAGGAAAGTGTGAATTATTCTTTGATACAAGCACTTTAACGTATTACGATATTGATGTAGTAAGCCCAAATGAACACAAGCATATTTACGCAAGCAAAAAAGGCGAGATAAAAACGAAAAATTTATTACCTTTGGAAATGCAGAATTTTTACGCACCACTAGAAGCAAACAAGTCATTCGATACTGATATAGACGATGGACTACCATTTTAAAAAATAAAGATTATGATTATTATAGGAACATTAGGCTTATTATTTTATTGTATTGTCATTTTTTATGTAGCCGATAAATTAGATTAAATATTTTAAACACGAACGATGAAACATCAAAGCACCGCATTAAGTCTAACACTAGCACGAATAAATATTGGGTTGGTTATGAATAAGCTATTAATACGACAGAAACACGCTTCTACGAGTGCGAATCAACGT